GGCAGGATACCGAAAATGGGTGGAGAACATCTGCGCCTACAGAATTCGGTAGTAATTGGTAAAGGCGCTGTGCCCGAAATGACGTATTCAGTCACAGCAACAGACAGCTACGAGATTGTCAATCACACGCTTAAAACGTGGTCGTCCAGGCAAGATTGGGTACAGTTCGGCGGACAAACGCGCGCGATTGAAATGACAAACTATATGCTGAGTGACAACCTGCTACTTGGCAGGGAATATGCGTTTGCGTCGGCGATGCAGAGTGCGTCGATAATCACGCAGACTTCCGCGCCTACTTACGGATGGGACGACAACACAAACAGCACACCACTTGCGGATTTTGCTTATGCAAGGGCACAGGTCAAATCTGGTTGCGGCTATCCTCCGAATACCGTAATAATGTCATGGGAAGTTTATAACGTATTAAGAAGCAGCACGAAACTGCTTGCTTATGCGTTGGCTTTTTATGGCGTGTCAGGCGCTTCTGCTTTTGGTTCCGGTCTGCTCAATGACAATCAACTTGCGCTTGCGATGGGAGTAGAAAGAATATTAGTTGGTGGTGCGATGTATAATACAGCAGAAGGCGGACAGACACAGTCGCTTTCTTCGGTATGGGGCAAGAATTGCGTATTCTGCTACATCAATCCTTCGCCAAACCCGAATATGGCGCAGCAGTCACTTGGATATTCTTTTGTCCCGTCTGCGTCGTCACTTGAGGGCGGCTATGAGACCTATGCTTATACACTGCCGTTGTATGAAAAGCCTGCTATGGAAGGGCTTAACGTTTATCAGGGCAGAATGTATGATGATCACATTCTCGATGTGAAATGCGCGTATCTTTATACGGCTGTAATCAGCTAACGCGTTGAATAAACGGGTGCGCCCGGCGGACGAACAATCCGCCGGGTCGTTCCCAATAAAACAAAGGAGGCTACAATGGTGAAAAAAGCAGCAACAGAGAAAGCAGTAGAAAAGAAAGCTCCCGACACAGTAGTAATGCAGGAAGTTGTTAAGGCGGGTGAATACGAAGTTGTAACAACCATTACACAGGGATTGTCACAAAACGGCAAAGCGAAAGTTTACAAAGCGGGCGAGAAAATTAAGCTTGAGGATTTAAAGACGGTTGCGAGATTGTTAAAAGCCGGGTGTATAAAATAAGGCAGGTGTTAAATGTCAATATATCATACAGTTGCGGACGTACAGACAAAACTAAAGGGCGTTGTTACAAACACTAATTCGGTGATAGTACCCGCAGATTTTCAGACAATGTGCGATAGAACAGAAGCCGTTGTTACTGAACGATTTGCCCGTAAGTTTATAGTGCCGTTTAATGCGACAAAAAACCCTAACGCCTACTTGATAGCGCAGAAAATTTGTATTGCATTGACAGCAAATGATGTATTTCAAATTATCAAGCTATCAAACGTACAGGCAATCGATCCTGACGCAAAAGCGTATATGAATACTTTGTACGGTGAGGGAAAATCATTGCTTGATCAGATGGACAAGAATTTATTACAAATGAGCGATGCAACAAGGATTGAAGATTTACATAAGACGATTACCAGCAGTGGCAGTTTGACAAATACGGGCGGCGATATGTCGGGCATAAACGGATTACCCGAAACAGGCGCGTTTTTTGGCACGACCGCACCGCTTGGCAATCAGCCTGTGTTTAATCGTAGGCGTAGGCAGTGGTAATATGAAAATCATAGGAGAGCTTGTTAATTTTGAGGAGTTCTCCGCAAAGGTACAGCGGGCAATAACGGCAGTCAGCGATTTATCGCCCGTATTCTTGACGATAGCGAACGATTGGTATAAAGACAATCAGCGTGTAATTCCAGAAGGCGGAGAAAAACAAAGCGAGGGGCAATATGAGGATTTATCGGATGATTACGCGCAATATAAAGAGGCAATGCAAGGTTGGATATATCCGATTTTAAGGTTTGACGGTTGGCTCGCAACGAGTATAACGGTTCCGGGTTCGGATGGTGCGTTTTGTGTAATAGGCAAACAATCGCTTGCGGTTGGCACCGAAATACCCTATGCAATATATCATCAGTCGTCCGCGCCGAGATCAAAAATGCCGTACAGGCCGTTTATTTTTAATAAGCGCGTAACGGGCATATATCACGATATTTACGAACAGAGATATAAACGCAATTTAAAGTCACTTGAAATATTCGTAAAAAATCAAGTTGCGAAATCGAAAAGGAGTTAATCGATGTTATTTGACGCAGAAAAAGTCATGCTTGAAGTCAAAGACTATTTGCGCGATCCCGTCTATGGCATTAACGCATGGATAACTAAAAACAATACAGATAATAACTCAACTGATGCTATAAACTATAACAGCGAAATCATAACACTTGACAGCATAGATACAAACGAAGCTGTTTATTTTCTGGTTCAAAATCAAAAGGTTATAAACTTTCCTGTGTTTCTTGGCATCACGGTAGAAAAATATGAGATTGACGAAATGGGCGGCGTCAATCTTGAGATAGGAATTAAAATAACTGTTTTAGATCGTGCTGACTGGGCGGTTGATGTTCGCGCACTTCGTTATTTGATGTGTTTATACAATGTCTTTGAACGCAACAGATATTTCGGCGGGCTGAGGTTTTCAAAGACGGTTCTAATCGAACCCAAGATTGCTTTGGACACACAAACGCGTAAAATGTTTCGTGAGGTTGGTGTTGCTTTAAAACAGTATTTTCCGGCATAAACTGGAAAAAGGAGGTAATAATTTATGGCACTTTCAGAACCTTTAAAGTTATTCGGGGAACATTCAATAACTTTTCTGGATTATGTAACAAAAGTTCCGCGTAAAACCGTAAAGGTTATCGCAGAAACGACAATGCCTTTTCAGGCAGATGTTGAAGTTCTATACGGCGGCTCCAATAAACTGGCATGGGAGGCAGAACCGAAGTATGTTAAGCCCGAAGGCACACTACAATTCAAGCAGTTTGATGGCGATCTGTATGAGTGGCTATGTAATGCGACTTATACGTCGACAACGGTTGCGGGAACTGCTGTACCAAGCACGACGGGCACAATAAGCACTGCGGTTAACGTTGTTGGGACATCAGTGGTCGCGGCAACGGGTATGATACAGCCAACAATTACATCGGGTAAAAATGCCGATTTAAAAGAAGGACTGTACACAGTGCTGGCCGTTACAGCAAGCACGTATGATGTTTATATCGCTACTGACTATGATTTTGTGGCTGGTAGTCAGACATATTTGCTTGATGATACTATGAGAATAGTTAAGGGGCAGACAATGGCAACTGGAGTCGCGCAGACGATCTCGAATTTTGGGCTGACGATAACAGGCGGTGGTACGACAACGTCTTTAACGCCTGGCGATAGCGCGACGTTCGAAGTTACGCCGATTTACTACGAAGAAAGCACGGTCACAATGGGACAGTCGGGAATAATATTCCCGAAGTTCTCTTGCGTGATTTCGGCAGCAAGAAAAGGAACCGGCGATTTGTGGCGGATTTATGCGCCAAAAGTTCTTGTAGCGGGATTTGATACACCGCTTAAAGAGTTTGCTTACGCGACGGCTTCTGCAAAGCTGTATTTTTTATATAGTTATGCGGATGATTTTGTATGGAAAGCTAAACAGGTACAGAGATATATTTCGTAAAAACCATACGGGTTGGGGTTTTGAGGTTCACCACCTTTTAACCCCGCCCGTATCACAAAAGAGGTGTAATGGTGTTACAAACAGTGTTTGAAGACGTTCCGGCAAAAGAAACGCAGGTTGTAATTAAAGGCACGACATATCACATGCGGCTTTACACAGCTTATGATGTGTGTAATTTTGAGGAAAAATACGGCATATCTTTTTTCATGGACGGCATAAAAAAACGCCCGACTGCGTTATTAACTGAAATAGCTTACGCATTGCTTGATGGTATTAAAACAGATTATCCGGTGCTTGATGATTTTAGGAAAGCTTTAGACGAAAATGAAGTAAAAAGTTCAAAGATAATTGATGCTACGTTCGCAGCGGTTGGAAAATTCTTGACGGTTAAAGAGGTGCAGTCCGATTCGGACGCAACATTTCAGGCCCAAAGGAACGCCTCTGGCAATGGCAAAGGCAATCTTTTATCTAAGGCACTATCTTGGATCTTCAAGAGCGGAAATAAAAAGTCTTAACATACAAGATATTAAGCGCGATCTTGACATAATCAACGCGGGATTGAAAGAAGACGGAAAAACAGACGATACAACAGATACGGAGATCGAAAAAACAAAAGGTCTTGATACTGGGCACGATGAGTTCATAGCAAGCCTACAAAAAGGCAATGCGGCAGAAGTATTAAAGAAGGAGTTTAAATAATGGCTGAAGCAGATTTACAATACCGAATAGGCGCAGACGCCGGCGGCTTTGAGCAGGCAATGAAAAACGTTATGACGCATGCGGGGAATACCATTGCGGCGTTTGCTGGATTTACGGGTGTAGTTGCGTTATTAAAAAACGTCGCAGATCAGGCAATAAAAAACGAGGCCGCAACCTATGGTTTGGCGTCAGCGGTTAAGTCTTTAAAGACGGGAACGCAAAGCGGATTTGAAACTCTAAACAAATACGCCGAGTCAATGAGCGCTGCGTCTGGTATTGCCGAAGATGAACTTAAAGGCGCATTGCAAAAACTTGTTTATGAAACCGGAAATACGGAAGTCGCCCAAAAATCGTTAAAGGCAGCCATTGACTTGAGCAAGGGCGCGCATATTGGGCTTGAAGCTGCCGCGAAAATGGTGGGCAAGGCGTATGAAGGCAATTTTTCCGTATTGAAACGATATGGCATAGAAATAGCAAACGGCACGTCAGGCATGGACGCACTGGCAAAAATAACCGATAAGTTTGGTGGCGCGGAGGATAGCTATTTGGCGTCAACATCCGGACGGATTAACAAAGCAAAGAATTCATTAACTCTGTTTGAAACAGAAATCGGAAGCGCATTTCTGCCCGCTATGGGCGATGCCGCTGACGCGGTAACAAAGTTTTTACATAGCTGGACGGCCCAGGGCGAAATTGAGACCGCAACGGCAAACGTTAAGAAAGATATAGAAAAGCAAAAGGACTATATAGAATCAGCCAAAGAAACCATGTCCGTTACAGATAAAGACTCTAAGGCGTGGAAAACCGCGTCAGAAGGATTGGCAAAACATTCGGCGGCGTTGCAAACAGA